CAGTTGGTCAAGATTTACATCAATCTGGCGCAAGCAGTAGGCACTGCCGACACTATTGCTATCAGGACAAAGATAGACAAGCTGTACGAAAGGGCAAAGTGATGGATGCAAAAGACAGGCTGATTTACTGGGTCACGATGATGGTGACCGCCACCTTATGCTCTGTAGTTGTTGTCCTTATCGGTGCGCTTGTCCACGGCTTGTTTGTCAAAGAAGTAGACAACACCAAGATTTTTGAAATTATCGGCCCAGCGTTCCAGACCATTGTGGGTGGACTCATTGGCTGGCTCAGTGGTTTGAAGGTCGGTAGCCACATGGATGAAGTTAAAGTAGGAGGCTCAGATGGAGTGGCTTAAACAACTTGCTCCTACCATTGCGACATGCCTTGCTGGGCCGCTGGCTGGTATGGGTGTGTCTGCGCTTGCAAAAGCAATTGGATGTGACCCCGAACAAGTACAAGACGTTATCAGCAACGGCAAATTGACTTCCGAGCAAGTAGCGTCTATCCAGCTTGCCGAGTTGGAACTGAAGAAACAAGCTCAGTCGATGAATTTGGACTTTGCCAAGCTAACTGTAGAAGACAGAAAATCTGCCCGTGATATGCAGATTGCAACCAAGTCCATGCTTGTTCCTTCTTTGGCAATCCTTATCGTCAGTGCATTTATTGGTGTGGTGATAGCAACGCTGGGTGGGTTTGCCGTTGTTGATTCCGTGCTGGCTGGCACTTTGATTGGCTACCTATCTGCAAAGGCCGAACAAGTAGTCAACTTCTACTTTGGTTCGTCTGCGGGAAGCAAAGAAAAAACCGAACTGCTTGCTAAAGCGGAGGCAATAAAGTGATATGGGTTCCTGTCATGTATCTGTGTGTGCTGGAGCAGTGCGAGTGGTTGCAGCAACAGACGTTTTACACTGATAAGGAACAATGTAAGAAGGTGCTTAATGACAGAGTAAATTGGTACAAAGACAACACCCATGCCAAAGTAGAAGGCATCTGTGTTGATGTGTTTGTTACCTTGAAAGACCCCAACAAGGCAGTTAAGAATGATAAATTCCCGCAACCTGGATGACCTAGCTCCACCCGTTAAACAACGGGCAGAAGCGTTTATTGCCGCAGCCAAGGCAAAAGGTATCGACCTTCTGGTGACCTCTACTTACCGCGACAGCGAGAGCCAAGATGCGCTCTATGCACAAGGACGCACAACCCCTGGAAACGTAGTCACCAGAGCCAAAGCAGGACAGTCCTGGCACAACTGGCGCTGCGCCCTGGATGTCGTGCCGCTGGTCAATGGAAAAGCCATCTGGGATGACCAAAATACGTGGAAGCAAGTTGGCGAAATTGGCATGGCCTGCGGATTAGAGTGGGCGGGCAACTGGAAAACATTCAAGGAATACCCGCACTTCCAATACACAGGTGGGATGACCTTGGCCCAGCTACAGCAAGGAGCCAAGATTGCCTAAGAAGAATGTCAAGCTCTCTGTTGGCAGAGGCGAGAAGCAGTCTGTCAAAAAGGGTGGTGGCCTGACAGAGAAGGGCCGGAAGAAATACAACCGTGCTACTGGCAGCAACCTCAAAGCCCCTCAGAAGTCTGGCCCACGCCACAAGTCTTTCTGTGCCCGCAGCAAAAGCTGGACGGGTGAGCGCGGCAAGGCTGCACGTAAACGATGGGGATGCAGATGAGAACACCAAAAGCAAAGCGCGGGCTGTACTACAACATCAACAAACGCAGGAAGGCTGGCAAGCCAGCTAAGAAGCCAGGGCAGAGGGGCTACCCTACAGCCAAGGCTTTCAAGCGTTCTGCCAAGACCGCCAAGCGTTAGACCTTCTGCACAGCCAACTGGTAGTTCTTTAGAATTACCATAACAAGCTCTTGGTGGCTTTCAAGAAAAGCATCCACCGCCTCGCCTACCCCTGCACCTCCAGCGTAGTCATCGAACAAGATGATGCCGTTGGGCTTCAATAACTTATAAGAGAGACAAGCATCTAGCAGCACATCTGCTGTCTGGTGGCTCCCATCCACGTATATGAAATCAAACGTCTTCTTGCCCGCGAACTCGCACAAAGCCTTCCAGGACATTTTGTCCACCACTTCCAAGGTCTGGGCCATACCCTGCACTTCCGCTACGTTGGAATCGAATGTCTTACGCAAGTCTGACAGGTCAAGCCCTGTGTGTTCTTCCCCGCCCTTGAAAGTATCCACGCAGACCATGTGCCCATAAGAGGCAACAAAGTTCTCCAGCATCCAGCAAGTGCCCCTGCCTTCAAAAGAACCAATCTCTAGGCAGGACACGCACCTTCCTAAAGCCTTCTTGCATATCTCAAAATTAGAGATGTTGCTGGTGAACCAATCTTGAGTGAAGTTCATGGTGCTGGCAGCAAGCCACCTTCAAACAGATAGCTACCAAGATGCCCTAGGCGCACCCAGGGTGCTGCCCAGACCTTGTAGCCGTTCTTCCTAGCCATGTAGCAGAAGTGATAGTCCTCTGACAGCAGGCGCTGTGTCTCTGGCTCAATGCTGCAAGCAAAGTATTCCACGATACGGCTGTCTCCTATGTTGCCACCCATGATGGTCACATCGTTGACGTAGCTGGATACCTTGTCTGCCATGCCTTCCAAAACTTCCCGCTTGATAAGCATGAACCCTGTCCCGCCATTCCAGATTTCTACTGGCTTGTTCTCCGGCACAGTCACAGAGCCTGTGTAGTCCACAAGGTTTACAACCAGGCTGCCAGTGCGGGTGGTCAGTTTGTCCACCTCCACGCCCTCTTTGACGGCCTTCTCGACCCCGTGCCAGTTGATTTCCTTCTTAGGGTAGATGCCGCAGATGATGTCTACGTCAGCGTGAACCATAGGCGGGATGTGTCCTGCGTCAAACTTGATGTCTGCGTCTATGAACATCAGGTGGGTGCAGGGTGTTTTTAAGAACTGGTGAGCCAGTGCATTCCTACCCCGCTGTATCAATGACTCATTAAACATGGAAGAGAAGGACATGTCCCACCCCACCTGTTTCATGACGTTGGTCATGGAAATAAGGCTGTTGGTGAAGTAGCCGCTGCACATGCCACCATACATAGGGGTAGCCACAAAGATGTGTTTCTTGTCTGTCATAGGTTCTTTCTGTTTATCTACTGCCATAGCTTTCTTCTTTCTCATATCAGGCTCCACACAATGCCACCCAGTAAGGTGACAAACAAAATAAATAGAAACAGGGCGATGAGTACCTTCACCATGTCGATGAAGAAATCACCTCCAGCGTCAGTGTCATCGTCTTGGTTCATTGCAACTCGCTCTCTGGCCTCTGCATCCAGGCCACAGCGTCCATAAAGCCCTGCTGATAGGCCTCTCTCAGGAGACGTCTAATATCCTCAATACCCACTTCTTTGTCACGCTCGACTTTCTCCACCCCCATATCTGTATCTTCCATCCTGCTTCCCTCACTTTCGGTAAAAGGTCACTAGCCATAATCTTTTTTAGGCGGTCAGAGACACCGCTGGCAGTTGCCTGCACAGCAAGAGTCTCATCCCGTTTAATAGCCAGAATGTCGATAAACCCAAAAAGGTCTTGTCGTATCCTGGCGTGTGGGTTCCACTTCTCCACTATCGCTACTGTGTAGCCCTGCTCTCGCAGAACTTCCAGCGTGCGGCTGGTGGGTGATTCCTTTGCCATCAGAAGGGAAGGTCAGAATCATCGTCCTGCCCCCTGCGGGGCGGGGCACGGCGGTAGGCAGGGGTGACTTCCACAGGCGCGTCCTGCTCCAGCTTCTTACGCTTGAGCCAGTTGTCCTCTTTGATAGACAGCAGGGTGTCACCCCGTGCAGTGTCTTTCAGCCACATAGCCACCTTCAACTTCTCGCCAGCCTTGTAGTCCATCTCTAGGACTAGAAAGCCTTTGTAGTCCGGCCCTTTGTCGGACTTCTTCTCTGTCTCCCAGTAGGCTACGCCAGAGCCTGGCATCTCGCGGTGGGGGTTACTGCTACTCATAGTGTCTTCTCCAAGGGTGTTACGTAATCCAACATATCCAAATTGCAGGCTTTGAGGCCATCCAGCTTCGCAGCCTTCTGCATGACATCCATCTTGACGCTGGTCTTTATGCGCTCTGCCATAGCTTCGTAGGCATCCAGCCACTCTGCTTCTGTGTGGAACGCAGCGTAGGGTTCATCACTGTTCGGCACGTAGAGCTTGAAAGCCCCGTCCGGCACAGTCTGTACTTCCGCTACAGCCGCAGTGATTTCCTCGACAACCTCTGCCATGCCCATGTCTTTAGCTTTCGGGATTTCCTCTAGCTCTTCTGCGGTGTAGGTTCCCACCACACAGCCTGGGTACACAGTGCGGATGCCTTCTGAGATACAGCGGGCACGCAGCATGGCGCGGGGATAGTTCTTCCAGTTGTCCTTTATCGTGAGGCCAATAGTTTTAGCTTGGGCAAACGTCCACGTGAGCTTCAGAGAGCCGCCCTGCGGATGCGAAAACGTCCCTGTGACCTCTGCGTCTGTGTAGACATCCCACTGCACCTTGCCGCCAGCATTCTGGAAGCGGGCAAGCATGGCATCTGCTTTCAAGGTAGGGCGGCCCTGTATGACATGGTAGTCACGGGCAGCGATAGCTGGGTGCATACCCTCTGCCTGTGCTATCAGCATGAGAGCAAAAGCCTCATCTGCTGTCTTCATGCCAAACATCTTGGACTTGGCTATGGCAACTGCCATCTTCTCTATATCTGCCACTGGCACTAATGCGGTACTCATGCTATGTACTCCAATGCTTGTAGGTTGCTGATGCGGGCGTTGATTTCGGTGACTGTCTTCTGAAAATCAGCCATCACCTTTTGCTTATGCTTTTCCAATGCAGCAATTTGCTGAGGGCGTGGGTCGTAGTCTTCAGGCACATCGACCTCAACTTCGCGTGGGCCAATGTAGGTTCTTCCTACAGAGTCACCCATATTGACGGCAAAAAGCTCAAACGTCCCCCGCTCGTCAAAGTCATATTTTCTGTAGTGCAGGTGCGCGGTGATGGTGGTTTTCATGCTTGCTCTCCTTTTGGTTTACGGCCTGGTTTAGCGCGGGGTGAGCCATCCTTCTTAGCCCCGTGCGGGTGGGTGAGGGTGTCTAGGCGCTGGGTCAGAACATCCACTTGGTGTTGCATGGATGACCGCATCCGCTCCATGTCACGCAGAATCCCCACTAGGGTTTGCTTTAACTCATCTTTCTCATCTTGGAAAAAAAACATAATTAGCCTTTCAAAAGGAAACGGCGGGAGCCTGGGGAACTGACTGTGAACTGGCGGTGGATGTCCGGCATAGCTGTTTGAAATAGCTTGCTGTCGAACTTCATGCTGGGTTTGGCAGACTTCCAAGTAGCCAGCACCCGCCCGTCTACTGTTACCAGCGTGTCGCTGTCTGCTAGGTAGCCTTGCAGCATGGTCGCCAGTTGGTCTTCCTGCGCCTCTAGAGCCTTTATCTTGGCCTTGATGTCACTCAGTATGGCTGCGGCCTGTTCCACGCCCTGCGAGGCTGTCTTCAGCCCTTCCTGCGAGACAGGGTAGAGCGCCCTAGCTTGGTCGCTGGTCTCCGGCGGGAAAGCTGTCCCAGCCTGTACATGTGCCCACAGCTTTGCCATCTCCTGCACATGCGTCTGCTTCATCTCATCAGTAATCGTCTGAGGAATAAGGACAAATTCCTGCCCGCCGAATAACACAGCCAGGTAAACCTTCTCGACACCGAATACCGCTGCTTCGTGGACAAGTTGAGCCATATCAGCAGGCGGTAGTAATCCGCTCTCAGCGTCAAACTTGTTGCGCGTTGCCGCGTTGTAATTCTTAGCCTCGACAAGAAATGCTTGACCATCATTACCCCTTCCAACAAAGTCAAAGTGAGAACGCATCCAATGCTCATACGGGTGCGTGTAGGCATCTTCTATTTTGGTTAGCTCCACGCCTAGAGCCTTCTGTGCCAGTTGCCCGATAACGGGTTCCATAACATGCCCCATCTGCACGGCCTCTATGTTGGACAGGTCGGGCCTCTCCATCTTGCCCTGCTTGATAAGGATAGCTTCGTTAGCCTTACCCTGTGCAGCCAAGCGGCTATCGCCTGACCACCAGGCAGAGTTGCGGGTTTCGGGTGAGAAATCAGACATGGGAGACTTCCTTTTCTTCGTAGTGGGTGGCTGCTTCTTTGCAGTTGCCGCTTCCACGGGCAATAAAGCAAAAGGGCATACTGGAACGTATAAGAGTGCCAGTGACTAGGGACGGGGTTTGGTTGTAAGAACACCGCGCGTATTGGTGTTCTGGGTCATCTTTCGCAGGGGAAAAATGCTTGCAGTTGATGCAGAATTTCATGGTGAAAACTTTCATTAAGGTTAGCGGGGAACATCCCGCGAGAGAATTATAGCACTATCTGATTAGGCGTGCGGGGCCTTCTTACTGCTGGTTCATCCTTTCTTTTGTTGAGTGCTTCTCGCCAGTACTTACGCTGGAGTTCTGATAGCGGTATCCCTGCTGCTTCTTTGTCCTGTAGGCGAAATGCCCATTCTTTGTAGCCTTGGTGTTGCATGTTCTCTCTCTCATCTAGTTACTAGGCACAGGTTCCCCAAGGGTGATAAGCAGAT